CGCCCGTCAGGGGGTATGGACCCATCAGCCCAGGTCGGTGACCGCGCACTCCAGGCGGCATAGCCATGCCTGATTGAGGATCATCGCCTTGTGGTAGGTCTTCCAGCCGACCGAGCCCTTCTGACCCAGGGGGTCGCTGGAATCGATCGTGCCGGGGTTGCGGATCATCGGTCGGATGGCGTTCGCGCCCTTCAGGGCGACGTGCCCGTAGGCATCCTTCCCGACGTAGACGACGGGGTAGATATCCGCGGAGGTGCCCGTGGTGGAGACCATGGAGCCCGCCGCGCCGCCCGCGTCCGCAATCGGCGACAGCACCGGCGTCATGATGTACCGGACGTCCTCCACCTTCCCGATCTCGTAGGGCAGCGCTTTCATGCTGCCGTACTTCTCGGTCGGTACGAAGCCGGTCATGTTGCGAATATCCGCCTCGCAGTCCGTATGCGCGAAGGCGATGAACGCCGCATCGATGGCCTCGGTCCCGTACTTGACGGACGAGGACACCATCTGCGTGATCTTCTTCGCGCGTTCGGCCTTCAGATGCCGGGTGATGGCGCGCTGCTTGTTCAGCGAGATCGCCGTGTTCACCTCGTTCCGCGCCGCACCGTTGGCGTAGTACACGTTCGTCCCGCCGACGATGACATCCCAGATCAGCGACTCGATCGTCTCGGCCGCCTGCTCACCGCAGAGCATGGACGCGTCCTTGAGCACCGGATCCTCTGCCAGGTCGGCGACCACGTCCGTGATCTCCACGACATCGCCGTACTGGCTGAGCGTCACCGGCACGTCCTCGTACGCCATCGCCTTCGCCGTGGGCGGCGTGCCCTCGGTCAGCGGGGTCTTGGCCAGCGCCAACGGCACGGGACGGCGGAACTTCACCTGCTCCGCGGTGTTCTTCGGCATCGGTTTGGTGAGTCCGTACTTGGACAGCACCAGCTGGGGCTCGGCGTGCGCGAGCATTTCCTTGGCCGCCCATGCGGTCGTGCGCTGGGACAGGCTCGAATAGGTTGTCGTTGCCATGATGAATCTCCTTCGCTATGGCACAGAGTCAAAAGCCCGGTATGGGCGGTTGAGTTCCATTGCAGCAGCCACGGAGGAACACCATGTGCCCGGCCTCGTCGGCGGGGCGGTGATCGTCACGTTACTTGCGGTACTGGTTCACCACGTCGGCGCGTGGCTGGCTTCGGCGGCCTGTTTCGGCGGCCGGTCAGCCTCGCTCGGCGTAGTAGTCGAATGCGGCCTCATAGTCATCGGCAGGCGGCTGGCCGCTCGCTCCCCTGCCAGATCGCCCCGAGACGGAGCGCGCCTGCTGCAGCTGGCGCTGTCTGCGCGCCTGCATGCTTTCGGCATCCTGTTGCTGGGCCGTCAGATTGGCCCGCTTGTACGCGTCGAGCAGCCATGAGGCATCCTCGGCCGCGTCGGAATCGATCATTGTCTGGACCTGCCGAGGCTGCAGTGACAGCCACTGCTGGAACTCGGCGGACTCGGCGACCTCCCGATAGTCCGGGTGCCGCTCCTGGAGCGCGGCGTACTGGGACGACAGGAACTGCTGGCGTTGCTGCTCTTGGATCGGCTGCACTTGCTGCTCAAGCTGGGCAATCCGGCCTTCATACTGGCGCGAGACCTCCGAGAGCCGGGCTTCCATAGCGGCGGCGATCTCCGGGAAATCCTCCTTCAGCGCCCGCCACTCCGCATCGGACATGCCGGAACCGTCAGGGTTGCTCCCCAGCTCCGCAGGAGCGGTCGGATCCGGGCGCGAGCCCGACTGGTGCCGGTAGCGCTCCAGCTCCGCCTGCTGCTCCTGGATCTTGCGCTGCAGGGCTGCCTGGCGGCCCTGGTCGGACTGGTACTTGTGCCGCCATTCCTCGGCCTCGCGCCTCGCTGCCGCTATCGGGTCGTCATCATCAGCCGCGCCGGGATCCTGCGCGGGTTCATCAGGACCGTCAGCCGTTGCCTCGGGCTCGACCGTCTCGCTGGTATCTCCCCCGGTCTCGGCGGACTCCGCCGGGTCAGCGGTATCACCGGGGCGATCACCGGCGAATTCGTCGAACGCGCTCTCGTACTCGTCAACGGGGCCCAAAGCTGCCTGCTGGTTCTCAGCCATGATTTTCTCTCCGTGCGGCCCGAGGGCGGCATCAGTCATAGGTGTCGGATGTCACCGGCGGCGCCGGGGGTCTCGCGAGCGCGGTCAGTCGCTCCAGCGTCTGGATCGTGCCGCGCGCCTGCTCGGGGCGCTGGTCCGCGATGAGGTTCTCGATGGCGTCCCGGCGCTCGCGCTCGATGAACGCAAGGACCGCGCGCCAGGTCGTGCTGTGAGGCTCGATCGTCACGAGAAGGCGTCGTAGCCCATGGCCAGGTTCTGGGCCTTGAGCTGCGTATCCGTGCGGCGCAGGGCGGTATCGGCAGCTGCCTTCTCCCGCGCTGTTTTGTCCTGCATGGCACCCAGCTGGAGCTTCGCCTCGAGCTGGGCCATGGTCATGTTTTCGCGGGCCGCGATCTCGATGAGCTTGATCTCTCGCTCCATCTGGAGACGGGCGACCTGGATCTCCGCCTCGTATTGCCGCTTCTCCCGGGCGTCCTCCCGGTCTGCCTGTTTCATCTGCACCCGTGCGTTGATTTCCGCCATCCGGGCCTCGGCGCCGGGATCCACCTGCTCCACCGCAGCCGCCTGCTGCTCGCGCAACTGGTCGATTTCGGCGTCCTCGAGGGTGATCTGCTCGTACGGGACCTCCAAGGACTTCGCGATCTCCCGATCGAGACCGGCCCAGTCGCGGCGCAGCGCGATCTCGGGATTCGAGGCGGACAGGTTCGCGTACAGCATCAGGTTCTGCTGCTGCTTCTCCCGGACCAGCAGGGCACCGGATCCGCGGGCTTCGATGCTGAAATCTCCCTTGATCTCCGGCCGGTTGCTGTACTGCATGTTCCAGTCGTAGAACCGGCCGATCATCGGGCGCGTGATGTCGTCGTCCCAGTTCTTCACGGCGCGCCTGAGCACGATATTGGCGCTGTTCATCAGCATCGCCATGCCGTTGGCCGTCTGGGTCATGTTGGCCGTCTGCTCACCCTGGGCGATGAGCGGCAGATTGGTCTCCTCGTCGGCCAGCTGCCGAGCGAGGCTGAAGATGTTGGCGAGCTCCACCTGGTGAGACGGTGTGTTAAAAGTGCCGAAGGCCTCCTGCACAGATCGGGTCTTGTCGATGAGGTACCAGAGCTTCTTAGGCGTGATGTTCCAGCTGCCATCAGCCGGCTCGATGAGCTCCCGGTTGATCACCAGCTGGTCCGCGACCGACATGCCGGCGTTGTCCATCATCATCCGCCAGGCGGCGTTCATGACTTTCTGCGCCTGCTGCATCAGCCGGGGAATACCAAAGCCGAAGATGCAGCTCGGATCCTTCTCCGCGTTGAATACGCTGTAAGGCCGATCGTCGGTCTCGAGCGGATTCAGGGAGACCTTCAGCACGCGGTTTCGGGCGAAGAAGACGACGGCGCTCACCTCGTCGTCGAGCTCGTCCAGCTCCTCCTCGGGCATCGGCGTGCCCGCGGCCTGCAGGCAGCTGCAGAGATCCGACTTGCTGATCGGACCGTGGTACTCCCAGATCTCGTAGCCACGATCGTTCTGGAGCGTGGCAACACCGGTGATCTCGCGGATGTCGGACAGGTGATCCTGGCCGATGCGATCCGCCCCCTCGCCGACGCGCATGACCGACCGGATCTCGTCGACCAGCACGCCAGGCAGCCGCGCGAACTCCCGTAGCCGACGCTTCGTCATGCGGTGCCGCTGGAAGATGAACTCGGCGTCGTCGACGGTAGTGGCATCCATGTCCGGGAAGAAGTCCCAGGGACTCACCCGCTCCGAAGCCGGCGTCAGTGATTCGGCGATCTCCAGGACGCTGATTCCGTCCGGACGCGTGTACCACGACTTCTCCGTGCGCCCGACGATCACCGGACCCTTGATGATGCCGGTGCCCAGAACTGCCGCATCGTCAATCACATCCCGGGCGATCGACTGGTAGCGGCACTCCGTCAGCTGGTCATCAATCTGCTCCTGCATGGCCTCCGCCGCGATGGCGGCCTCGGCCTCCCGATCGACGGCCTGCCCGGTCGCAGGGTCGATGTCACCGGATCCGCGCATCTCGGGCACCGGCGTCGGATGGATGGCCCAGGACCGGTCATCCGTCGGGAACAGCATGTCCTGAAGACGCGCGGCAAAGGCCTGCGTCTTGTTCCGGGTGATATTCACGAAGACCTGACTGCCGCCTGCGGCCTGCATGCGCGCGAGATCGCCCGGCGCGTATTTGCCGTGGTACTGGCGCAGATCCTCCAGCCAGCGCTGCTCGATTTCCTGCTTCGCCGCGACCTGCTCTTGCGCGAGGCGCGTGAGCCGCGAGGCAAACATGTGCAGGTTCTCGATGAGTTGCTGTTCGAGCTCCTCGGCGGACGGTACGTCCTCGGCATCGACCGGCTGTGCCATTGCTTCGATCACGGTCAGTACCCCGCCACGGCGTCAACGATGGCCGGCGTATCGCGCCGGGTGTGGTACCGGGCCGTTCGCGGCGCCCGTACCGGCTCCGCGAACGTGAGGGCCAGCGCGTCTCCGATGTCAGGTGACCGGACACCCCGCTTTCGCATGGTCTCCTTGCTCTCGATCTTCCGGCGGCTGTTGCTGTCGTAGATGTACCGCACTGCGCACAGATCAGAGTGCAGGGCGTCCTCGTCGGGCACCATGACGGGCATGTCGCCGTCGAGCCAGTCGCGCATTCGGTACCACATCTCCGCCCGCCGGTTGACGTAGGCATTGGGATCCAGCGCGGCGCTCCCGAAGTTGATCGGTACGACGACGTCCTCATGCCCCAGCTCGAGCAGTCGGTCGACGACACCGGCCCCGAGCCCGCCGACGTCGATCGGCACCTGGTCAGGTTTCTCGTGGCGGATGATCGAGTGCACGATGCCCGCGATCTCCATCGTGGAGCGCTTCCGGTAGATCTCCAGCTTGTAGGCCGCCCGCCCCCGCCGGCGGATGATCGCGGTGCTGTCGTCGCCATAGCGGGCCGGATCCACGCCCACG